CAAGACCGTCACCGGCGCCGCGCCCCTCCAGATCTCCGACCTCAAGACCATCCTCAAGGTCTACGACAGCACCGGCAACGAAGTCATCGGCATCAGCGACTACGACGCGTTCGCCACCACCGACACTGGCACCCCCACCAACTGGTGGATCGACGACACCTCCGGCACCCCCACCCTCGTTGGCTACCCGTCCGGCTCGGCCACGTTCACCGTCCGCTACGAGCGCGACATCACTACGCTCGCCAGCGACAGCGACACCCCCGACGTTCCCGACCGCTACAACCGCGTGTGGATCGACCTCGCGGTCGCGCTCGCCTACGAGGACTCCGACAACTTCGCCGCCGCCTCGGCGATCCGCAACCGCGCGAACCAGCGGCTCACGCAGCTCGTCGAACGCTACGAGACCCGCGACATGCAGACCTCGCCGCAGCGCGGCGTCCGATCGCTGAGCATCGACGACTGATGGCCCAGGCGTTCGTCAACGGCTACCAGCCCTATGCCTTCCAGGACTTCTCCGGAGGCCTCAACCTCCGCGACAAGTCCGACACCATCGGCGACAAGGAAGCCATCGACCTGCTGAACGTCACGTTCACCGAACGCGGCGCCATCAAACAACGCGACGGGTACGCCGACCTCACCACCGCCGACCTCACCAACCGCGTCGACAGCCTCGCCCCCTTCTACACCGCCGCCGGCCTCAAACACCTCGTCGCCGGATGCGGCACCCGCCTCGAAGCGCTCACCTCCGCCGGCGCCGTCGTCGCCGCTAAGACAGGGCTCGCCGGCGGGCCCTACAGCTTCGCGCGGTTCGCGGACCCCAACCACGAATACATGTACGCCGCCAACGGCGCCGACACCCTCCAACGCTGGGACGGCGCCGCATGGGCGGCACCCACCGCAACCGTCAACGGCACCGCCGCGAGTGCGATGCCCAAAGCGGGCAGCATCACCGTCACCGCCGCGCTCCCCGGCACCTCCTCAGGGACGAACGCTGCCAACCGGCTCGTCGCCACCGGCTTCGGGACCGGTGCCGCATCCGGGCCCGGCGGCACCCTCTCCACGCCCAGCCGCGTCTATTTCTCCAACGCCGGCCAGCCCGAAGTCTGGGAAACCGACGGAGCATCAGGGCGTGGACGGAACTTCCTCGACCTCGCCCCCGGCGACGGCGAGAAGATCATGGCCGCCGTCACCTGGCGTGAGCTCGTTTTCGTCTTCAAAGAGACCAAGTTCTTCGTCATGTGGGGGGAATCCACCGCAGCGGACGGCACCCCCGTCTTCAACTTCCGCGAAGTCGTCAACGGCGTCGGCGCCGCCGCCCCCAGCTCGGTCACCGTCGGCCGCGACGGCGTCTACTTCCTCAACCGCCGCGGCGTCTACTTCACCAACGGCGGAGACCCAACCCTTCTCTCCGACCGCATCAGCCCCTTGTGGACCGGCGACCCCGAGGTCTACTACCAAGGTCTCCCCATCAACCTCGGGGCGCTCGACAAATCTCGGCTCGCGTGGCTGAACGAGCAGCTCTTTGTCGCCATCCCGACCGGCTCGAGCGCGTTCTGCGACCGGGTCCTCGTCTACGACACCCAGCACCAGTGGTGGACCGTCTACGACATGCCCGCCTCGTCGCTCGCGAGCTTTCGTCGTGTCGACCGCGACGAGCTGCACTTCGGCTACAGCACCGGGCCGAACCGTGTCGGCCATCACAACCTCGGAATCCTCGACGACCGCGGCACCAACATGACCTCCCGGTGGCGGTCCGGCTGGTCGGACTACGGGCAGCCTGTCGAGAAGACCATCCGAGAGACGAAGATCTGGGCGACCGGCGCGCTCAACGTCGGCTTCAGCGTCGACTTCAACCCCACCCAGACCAGCACGGCCTCGCCGGCGTTTACCGTCACCGCGACATGGCCGGCACCGGGCGGCACCTGGGCGGACTGGATTGCGCTGAACGGCGGCAACTGGCCCGGCAGCGGCGCCACCGTCGACCGGCTCGTCCGGCAAGCTGTCCGCGGCATCACGTTCAGCACCCAGTTCTCGAACAACGCCTCATCCAAGACGTGGATGGTGCATCGCGTCGGCCGCAACCTCCGTGAAACCAGAGAGGCGTCGATCCTGTAATGCCTGCCTTCGCCTACACCAGCGGCGACATCAGTCACCTCACCGGCGGCGGCCCCGCGAACATGGCCGACCTGCAAGGGCCGTTCACGGACCTGCGGACCGCTATCAACGGCAACCTTGACGAGACGAACGTCCCGAACCTCACCGCCGCGTTCACGCACTACAAGGAGATCGAACGAGGCGGCGCGCTCGCCGTGTCGCTCACCGCCGCCACGTTCATCCTGTTCAGCGGTGCTGCCCTCAGCGGCACCAACGGCGCGGTCGCCATCGGCTCCGCCAACTCGGCCGTCATGGGATTCGTCTTCGACCCGTCGGACTGGCTCACGAACTCGCGCACCACCAAACTCAGGCTGCGCGTGCAATGCGTCACGAACGCGGTCGCGCCCGGCGTCACGTTCACGGTCGGCCTGTACCCGATCAGCGCGTACGGCGGGGCGTCCGGTGCCGCCCCCACCATCACCACGCTCGGCACCGTCGTGTCCGGATCGACCGTGGCGTTCGCGTCCCCGGGCGCAACGACGAACACGGTCTCGAACTCGGGGGACTTCAACGCCCCCGCTTTCGGCGCTTACGCCATGGGTGTGGCGTGCAGCGGCACCCAGGCCGTCAACAGCCAGGTGCTCTTGTCCGTGCAGATGCAGATGCGGCAGGTCTGATGACGCTTCCGCTCGAGCTTGGCGGCATCCACGATCCCATGGTCCGCCGCGCCCTCGAGGTGCTGTCCCAGCAGTTCCCGATCGTCGTCACCGGTGGAGGCGGCGGAGGAGGCGCGCCCACAGGGCCCGCCGGCGGGGACCTCGGCGGGACGTACCCCAACCCGACCGTCATCAAGGGGCAGTCCGGGTTCACCGTCGGCGGCGTCGCCGTCACGCTCGCAACAGACCCGGCGCTCACCAACGCGCGCACGCCCACCGCCCACGCCACCTCTCACCAGCCCGGCGGTTCTGATGCGATGGCCGTGGACGCAGCCGCAGCAACGGGGTCCCTCCGCACGATCGGAACCGGCGCCCTCCAGGCAGCCGCCGGCAACGACTCGAGACTCTCCGACGCCCGTACACCCACCGCGCACCATACGACCCATGAGCCCGGCGGGTCGGACGCCATGGCCGTTGATGCTGCGGCAGCCGTCGGGTCGCTGAGGACGATCGGCACCGGGGCACTGCAGGCAGCGGCAGGCAACGACTCCCGACTGACGAACGCTCGCACCCCGACTGCTCACGCCACCACGCATCAGCCGGGTGGTTCGGACCCCATGGCCGTGGACGCGGCGGCGGCCACGGGCAGTCTGCGGACCATCGGGACAGGGGCCCTGCAGGCCGCGGCCGGGAATGACGCGCGCTTCACCGATGCTCGCACCCCGACCGCGCATCAAACCTCGCATCAGTCTGGGAACGCGGACGCCCTGACCGGCAACCTGGACGCCACGGCGCGTAGCAACATCTCGAAGGCCGGGACGCTCATCGGCACGCGTCGTGGACTAAATCTGATCCAGGGCACCAACGTCACGCTCACCATGACCGACGACGCCCCCAACGAGCGCGTGAACGTCACCATCGATGCAGCCGCCGGCGGAGGAGGGACCGCCACGACGTTCATCGGGATGGCGAAGTGGGGCGTTGACTAGATGGCTGATACCGCGAAGCGGCTCTCCGGCCCGACGCTTCTCACGGCTGCGGCAGCCACCCAGTACACGGTCCCCGCATCCACCACCGCCATCCTCCGCAACATCCACGTCAGCAACGAAACCGCCACCGCCGCCACGTTCACCATGAGCATCGGCACCGACGCCGCCGGCAAACGCCTCTTCACCGCGTACACCGTCGCCGCCAACGACGTCATCGACTGGTCCGGGTTCATCGTCCTTGCCGCCGCCGAGATCATCCAGGCCTTCTCCGGCACCGCCAGCGCCCTCACCCTCACCGTCTCCGGCGTGGAAGTCGCATGACTCTCAACCCCGAACGCGTCAACCAGGGGCTCCCCACATCGAACGCCAACGCGTGGCCTGTCTCCGTTCAAGGAGTCGGCGCGGGCCTCGCGCTCCCTATCGTCGGATCCGTCCTCGCGCCGCAGACAGGAGCGTGGACGAGCGCCACCGCTCTCAACACGGCGGTTACCGTCAGCGGCTGCGGACCGTACGGAGCGGCGAACGTCGCGATCAACGTCCCCAGCACCGTCACCGCCGGCGTTATCTCGCTCGAGGTCAGCCACGACGGCACGACCTACTATCCCGCGGGGTCCGTCCGGATCGACAACAGCTACGCCGAGAACACCATCAGCCTGGCGTACGCGCCCGGCATCAACGGCAACCGCAACTACCTCGTCAGCCTCGACGCGTTCACGAACATCCGGGCGCGCCTCAGCACCGTCATCGCCGGCACAGGCACCGTCAACGTTGCGATCGTCGTCGGCCAGCAAGGCGTCGAACCGTTCGTGGCGCAGCGTACAAGGAAAGTCGCGACGTATCGGGCGTACTTCCGAACCGCGACCCGCACCTACCTGCTGACGAAAGCCTTCACCGCGAACACCCGCACCCAGTTCGCGACGATCCATCACGCGGCCACAGCGACGAGAACCGTCCGGTTGCGCAGCGTGAAGGTGTGGATCTACACCAACACCGTCAACGTCGACCTGCGCATCGACCTCGTCCGGATCACCTCTGCGCCGGCGACAGGCAACCCGGCGATCACGCCTGCGCTCGCGGACTCCTCCGATGCGGCGGCGGAAGCGACGTGCCTGGCGCTCCCGACTACTGCCGGTACGGAGAGCGCGTCGATCTTCTCGTCGTATCCGGTGGTGATCGG